AGTATAAAATAATTGAAAGGAATTGGGATATTTAGAATTAGAATGCTTAACAAATGGTAATTCACATTCTTTTTTAAAACTAGATGGAATTTTAATCCATATTACAAAAGAAAAAAGCCCACCGTGGTTATGAATAGGGTTAAATTCATATTTTTTTTGAAAATTAACCCAAAAACTATTTAGAATATACTGACAATTTTTAGTTAAAAAATGAGGAACTGCTATATCTGTATAAAGATTATTATATTCATCAATACTAGGTAATAAAATATTTTTAAAAAACCAATCATCTTTATCTACAAGAGTATTAGATTCTTTTATATTACCTGCAAGAGTGTGATTAGTTTTTTCTTTTTTGTTTTTAATATAGTCTTTTAATCTTGAAATTGTTTCTGAGGAAAGTTTTTGTTCAATTATTCCTATATTAGGAAGATTAATACGAGTCATACTTTTATAGCCATTTCTTTAGGCACTGCTTGTATATTCCAATGGATAAATCTAAATGGTTCTATACCGTGGTCTACGACATATTCATGTTCCAAGTATCCTGGAAATATAATTAATGTTCCAGGTTTAGGTTGAAAGTGAACTTTTTCATGACCTGACCAAATACCTTTTATATCTGGTTTCATGTTTAATTTAGTTGTGCGTGCTCCTGTTTTTGGCTCGTGAAAAACTGGATAAGAAGTTTTGTCACTACATTTTAAAAAATAAAAACCTGATACATGTTGATTCCAATGTATGTGTGCAGAATGATGACCTCCCCCTTTTTTAGAAAATTCTTGTACCCACATTTCAGAAAATATAGTTTGGTATTGTTTTATATCATAACCCATCTGATCTAAAAATTCCCAAGACTTCATACCAATATAATTTCTAAAATCTAAAAAATCATTATCATGTAACAACGGTGTTGAGTGATAAGATCTTCCAAAGTCACCATATTTTTTTATATAGGGTTTTTCTTTTTTCTTTGCCTCTTTGATATATTTGTTTGATGCCTTATTTAAAGAATTAACAAATTCTGGTTTTTCTTCTGACCACATAGGTGTACAAAAAAAATTACTTACATGCATATTATTTAAATGGATACCCTAAGTTCCAACACACTAATGAATATCTCACTCCTTTCGTCACCGGTTTAACCCTATGCCATACAAATGAAGGAAATATAATAATAGAACCTTTTGGTAATACCTCTGTTGCTTTCCTTAAATGTTTTAATTCATCTCTCATGTGTGGATCATAATCTCTAAAATCAAATTCTAATTCTCCACCACTATATTCAGAACCATCTGTTAACTGACAAGTCATTGAAAGTTTTCTAATTTTACCATGATTAGGATTAGCTTTATTTTTTCTTTCATAAGACTTATTCCAACTGTCACAATGCCAATCATAATATTGATTTAGCTTATATTTTGTAAATTGACAATTTTCTGATCTATCCCACTCAAAATTCCATCCAGCTTTTTTATTTGCTGCATGAACATAAGGATGTAATTCTTTGTAAATCCAAGTATCATCTAACCATACTACATCAGAATCTCTTTTTCTTTTCATATCTCTAATCTTTTCTTTAGATAACTTTCCATCACCAAAACCACCTGTTCTAGCTATCACTTCTTGTTTTGATAAAGCATATTTAATTACTTCATCACAAAATCTAGGAGTTAATGCAGATTTAAAATACCAATAATAATTAAATAAATTCATAAGTTATAGTCTGTACAAAATTTAAAGAATCTTTTTGTATGTTGATTAAATAATACATACAAGTTGAAGGAAACATGACAAATTTATTATTTGTTAAAGGTATATCCCATGACCTTCCTTTACGTCTATTGTCATCATAATGTATTCGAACAGAGCAGTCCTCAACTTTTACACCATATAAAAGTGTAAAGTCAGGTGAGTTTTTTAAATCTACTGGATCAATATTAAGTAATGGAATTGTAATTTCATTGGGTTTATATACATTACCCCAAGTTTCTTTGCTAATAAGTCCAATCTTATGTTCTACTTTTATATGTTCTCGAATATACGTATTTAGCATATCCCAGACCTTTGAGAATTCAAATTCTGAATTTTTTAAATGTGTTACAAATATATCTAAGGTTAATACATCTCTTTGAATTTCAAAACCATTAGGCATTGAAACATCACCATAATATAACGCTGTCTCAGATAATACTTTCTTTTCCATACCAATTCCTTTTATAAAGGAAGATATATAAATGTCAATTATGCTAGTGTATCAACTAAAACCCAACCTGCATTATTATCTGCCTGATATGCAGATTCATTCCATTGATATTCCCAATGGTTATTGTTTAATGAGTTTTGTGTTTCTTGTTCAGAAGTTAAATCTGGAGCAGCACCAATCGGTGAAATCCAAGTAAAATCACTTTTTACCCATGATGGATATGGTTGTTTAGGCCAAAAGATTTCATTAGTTTTATCCCAAGTATATCCTATACCTGCATAATTTCCTCTAAACGCTTTTGACTGATCAGAGGCTACTGTATTATCATTATTATAATATTTTCCACCTTTTGTGTTATAAGAAGTTTGAATCCAAAGATGTGCAGGCCAATTATTATGTAGTTGTAAATAAGCTTGTCCTACTGATTCGTCTGCTGCTCCATCACCATCTAACATATCGGAATCAGCTAAAGTAACTACAGTTAAAACCACATTGGCTTCTGATATTTTTGCAAAGTGTGCCATAGCTATTGAAATCTATACCTTATAATAACAGTTCCTGAACCACCATTTCCAGCGTCTTGTTCTCTGTCCAGTGAATCATTATCAATTGGACCTGGTGGATTAGATGCATGATAGTGAGCTCCTCCGCCACCACCACCTGTGTTGGCTCCTCCAGCTCCTGCAGCTGTTACATTACCTTCTCCAGGGCTTGGGGAAAAACCACCGTTGCCACCTCCACCTGAGCCTCCTGGGGGTGCTCCTGATGGTTGAATTGTTCCTTGCTCTCTGGTTCCACCGCCACCTCCGCCAGCTCTTGTTACGTTTGAACCTGTAATATTTGTTGGTGAGCCATTACCTCCACCACCTGCTGTATAACTAGTAAGGGCTACAGTAGCTGGGGCTGCAGTTCCAGCAGCTGCCGCACCGCCGCCTCCGCCGCCTCCATTATCGTTTGAATTTCCTCCCGCATTTCCTCCACCATCATTTCCTTGAGGTGGAGTTACTGGGGGTGTGTTACCTGAACCACCACTACTTGGTCCAGTTTTTCCTCCACCATGACCTGATCCACCTGATGTTGATGGTGAACCACCTCCTCCCGCTGAAGTTATTGTTGAAAAAACTGAATCAGATCCTGAACTACCTGCAGCTTTGTTGTTTGTTGTTGAACACCAATATTCTCCTGCACCACCAGCTCCAACTGTGACAGGCACAGGTGATTCGACAGGTAATGATGTTGTACATGCTGCTAAAGGACTTGCAGTATAAGGACCTGAAGATGTCTCTACGTGAGCTTCTCTATAACCTCCAGCACCTCCGCCACCACCCATAGAGGCTCTTCCTCCTCCACCACCTGCTAATACTAAATAATCAACTACTGCTAATGGTCCACTACCAGCGGATACACAAAAAGTTCCAGGACTAGTAAAAACATGAACTTTGTAATTTGTATCTACAGTAGTTATAGTACCACCCGTTGCTGCTATATATGCGTCAGGTTTTACACCACCAGCACCAAAACCTAAAACTGCATAACCAAAAGATTTACCTTTGTTTTCTTTTTTCTTTGAATTCTTTCCAGTTATTATTGTTGGATTAGTAACATTTCTCATATTTTAATCCTTTTAATCGTCGTTAGCTGCATCAGTTGTGTAGAATAGTTTAACACCATGTAATCTAGCATCCCCACCAGAATCATCATTTGAATCTGACACATCTCTAAAAATTCTAAAAAAACAAAGTTGATCATCAGCAGGAGAACCAGCTATCGTAACGGCTCCACTTTCTGCGCTAACATTTACTTCTTCAACAGCGCCTTGTTCTGTATCATCAACAACAATTGCTGTTCCATAAGCAGTGTCAATTGTATCATTGTCTCCACAAGCTACACCTTGTAGTCCCCAAGAAACACCACCTGTAGCAGCTAGTCCAGACCAAAAAACTTGAAATGTTACAGTGCCTAAATTCCATGATTTAGGAAAAGCAACTGAAAATTGTGCGTGTTCATCACTGTCTTTATCAAAATCTAAAACACGCATATCAGGTCTTCCTGAAGTTGTTTCTACTGATGTTATATCTGCGCATGGGTTACTTTCAGTTGGGTTCATTGCATTTGAAGGAACCCAGATAGTTTGTTTACCAGCAATGTTAACAGCCGTACTACCATTTGTAAGTGTACCTGAAACATCGCAAGTTCCATTAATATCTATAGCTGTTGCTGTTAAATCTATTTCATCAGTTGCACCAATAGATAATACTGTTGCACTTGATCCATGTACGAATTGACTAGTATCATTGAAACATATTTTATTTGTTGAATTTAAAGTTAGGCCTGTTCCATCTGTATGAGTTAAAGTTGTATCTTGATCATCTCCAAATTTTAATACAGTTGAATCAGAATCAAGAACAAGATCATCTCCAATCCAAACATCTTTAGCAACTCCTAAACCTCCTGCTAATGTTAAGGCTGCTGTACCTGTTGCACTAGCTTCAGTCGTTGCCGAAAGTGCTACAACTCCTGCAGAACTAATTGCTACGGCATCGGTATCAGAAGCAGATCCAATATTTCCAGCATCTGGGATTACAATACTACCACCTGCGGTGAATGTCCCACCACCAGCTAGTGTTCCTGCAAAAGTCACATTTGCACCACTAAATGTAGCTGCTGTAGTTGTTCCTGATTTAATTATTAAATCCCCACTTGTATTTGTAGCACTACCGAAAGTAGTACCCCCATCTTTAAAGAATATATCTCCACCATCGGCATCTAAAATAATGTCTGTACCAGCGTCAATAGTTGCAAGTGCAGAAGAAGAAATAGTTAAATCTGTACCATCACCTTCAATTTTTTCTCCATCATCACCAAATACCATTCCAACATCGTTAGGTAGATTTACATCAGCGGTTGCTGTTAAATTAATATCGGCACCTGAAGTAATTGTTAAATCTGTGCTGTCCCCTTCAATTTTTTCCCCAGTTCCAAATGTGATTCCAACGTTTGCTGGTATAACTACATCTGAAGTAGCTGTTAAATTAATTTTAGCACCTGAAGTAATTGTTAAATCTGTACTATCACCTTCAATTTTTTCCCCAGTTCCAAATGTGATTCCAACGTTTGCTGGTATAACTACATCTGAAGTCGCTGTTAGGTTAATTTTAGCACCAGATATAGTTAAATCTGTTCCATCACCTTCAATTTTTTCGCCATCATTACCAAAAGTCATTCCAATATCTGCAGGAATATTGATGTCTGCACCTGATGTTATATGTAAATCTGTTCCATCACCATAAATATATTCTCCACCTTTGTCATAAAAATAAAGTCTACGATCATCCGCCATACGAACGACTTCACTACCATCATACTGTTGGAAAACTAAATCATCGGAATCAACACCTAATTTTAAAATCTGAACACCAGCAGTGGTATCCATATCTAATGTTAATTGAGTTGTCCCAGCGTCTTTAAATTCTACATTACCGCCCGCTGCATCAATAACAATATCTGCAGCTGAATCTAAAGTAATATCTCCTGTTCCTGATGTAAGTTCATTTGAACTAATATTAGTGTCAATAACATCAGTACCATTACAATAAAGTATTTTTGCCCCTTTATCAGTTGCAGCCCAAGTAACTCCAGTTTGACCTGATACCAGAACTTGAACAGTATAAGCTCCTGACGTTGAATTTTTTATAACCCACCATTTTTCTTTTGCTGTTACAGTTACAGTTTGGTTTCCTGTAATGGTTCCAGATAATTCAACAACTGCATTTCTTGCAGAATCACCTGTAGAACCATCTGTGTAAGTTAAAGCTGTTGTTTGTACGCCGCCAGCAATTGATTGTGATACATAACCACGAATTGCTTCTTCTAAGATTTGTAAATTGGTATTAGTTTTTGTTCCCCAGTTACCGGCGTTCTCGCCAGTGGTCATTAACTCTGTGCCAATATCCGTATATGTCGATGCCATTAAGCGCTCCCTACAAATACTTCAACATCACAAGAATCTGTATCAGCAAGTGCTGTGATATCTACTAAATCGTTTAATGATACTGTAATTGCAGAACCAGCTGCATGCATAGTATCCTTAACTCCACCACTATTG